ATGAGTATATGAAAATGTTGCTGTTGCAAGGACTGTTTCAGTATCTGTATTTGATGAGTCAAAATCGATACCACTTAAAAATGTTGGGTATATATTTTTAAATTTAACAACCATTTGAGGTCTATATGCACTATTTAATATTAACAAATATGCACTTGATACTTTTTGGTGTTCTTTTAATATCTCAGAATTACCAACATATGAAAATCCTAAATCTCGAATCCAATTGTGAAGTTCTAACCAATTTTTCATTCCTTCATCTATTGCAAATCCAATTTGTAAATCTTCATAGACATATGAGGTTCCTGGTCTTTTAATTGTAACACCAGTAGGATTTGATTGAATACTTGTACCAAAACTTAATGATGGAATGTTTGCTCTTTGGCAAAAATAACTCACAGTCGGACAACGAGTGAGAATAAATCTAAATTTATTATTAGTTAAATTATTATGATTAGATGGTTGAAAATTATTTTCATATAATAAATCACCAGGCAATTCTGCTAAAATATTTGCTGGTATATTGCCAGATAGTATTTGATTGTTGTTATTTGGCATACTAGTATTTATAAAAGAAAACCCACGGGTTTCCCCGTGGGTTCTCGGTTAATTTATCTCAACCTATCAGGCAGTATTGCCGTGGAGGTTGGTGACTGCAAAGAGGCGGAAGTATGCATTCTTGGATGCTGCTAGACCGTCTGCGGTCAATTCTGCTGCGGTAAATTGATCACGACCATGAGCGAATGGATTGCCAACAAGACCGTAACGAGTCTTGAAACCAATCTTTGGCTGGAAGGTGTCTTGACCAACTGCACGGACCATTTGTAGTGGGACATATGGGCAGTAGAAGAATCCTGCGTCATATGGTGATGTACCCTTGTAACCAACGGTGACAAAGTTGACATTGTTAGCAACGAATGGATCGATGTAGACCTTGAACTTGTTATTAAGAACTCCAGCGAAGACATTACCTGTGTCATCAACTTGCATGTCAACATTAAGTGCTGGTGAGAGGTTAAGGAATCCACCCATTGCGAGAGCAGAAGCAACATCTGCGCTGCATACGATGAAGTTACCTTTGCCTCTACGGGTATCCTTAGCAATTTGATTTGCTTCGCGTTCAATTTGGAACATAAGTCCACGGAAGCGTTCTGCTGACCAACGACCATCAGAATCGTTTACAAGGTCATAAACACCACCAGGACCAGATCCGACTGTTCCTGCAAGATCTGAATTTTGGCAACCAGTCTTGGCAACATAATACATTGCGCGAAGAATTTCGCGGTTAATTTCATTCATGATTTCAACCGAGAGAATATTAGCGAGTTCTGCTTCGGCATCAAGACCGTGAACTGCACGAAGATCTTGTGCAAGTTCTGTTGTATATTCTGCTTTGAGTGCGCGTGATCTTGCTTGTACTGCAACACGCTCAATGCTGAATGCCATTTCGCGAAAGTCTGCATTTGCTGAGTTAGCACCTAAAGTTTCAGCAGTGGATGTCAACATTCCACGGAATTGGGTAAATGTGTCAACACGAGTGATATATGTAACACCGTTACCCATTGCTGCTGTAGTAAATACACCAGCAGATGAACCAGCAAGAATATTTGCATAACCCGATGGAGCTGCTGTGGCATAACCAGAAGCACCACATGCACCAGAGAGTTTAGCCCATGGTTCATCAAAGAGTGCTTCGGTTCCTAGAGTATACCCACTGCTATCATTTCCATAACGAGCGCGCATTGCAAAAATAAGTCCTGTTGGGGCACTCATTGGTTGGACGCCTGCAATATCGTAAGCAACAACATTAGGCATTGCGCGACGAACTAGAGAAATCATTACTGGATCATAACCAGCAAAGTTTCCTGCTGAACCGACCTGACCTGTAGTTGGATTGCCACCCATACCAACTGGACCCATTGATCCTTCAAAAAGATTCATGTTTCCAGTATTTCTTTCTTCTTGCATTGCTTTCACTTGATTTTCAAGAAGAACAGCTGTAACTCTGCGCTTATGAGAGTCTGCAATTGTTGGGAGTGCTTCATGGTCTAGCACTGGTGCCCATTTTTCAACAAGTAAGTCTGCTGGCGTTGTTTGTGTATAATCTAATGACATTTTATTTTCTCTCCTATTTGTTTTAATTATTTATTATTTTACTTTATTTAGTGTAAATTGTCCTGTGACAATAATGCTGGATTCATTATTTCTTGAATACGACTTTGAATTGCTGTATCATTCATTGGTTTAAATGCTGGTTTTGATGGTTTATTTTTTGCAATTACTGAAATTGCATTAACTATATTTTCCATCACTGGATTAGTGTCTGATGAACTAACAAAACTACCAGAATCTTCAGTGATTACTTGAGTATTAGTTGTTATTGATGGTTCACTTGACTCTTTTTTATTTGATCCAAAGTATGATTCTTTTAAGAGTGCAACTTTTTGACGGTATTGTTCTACGCTTGTGAATTCAATACCCTCTGAAAGTTTAGCAAGTTTTTCTACTTGTGTATCAGCAAGACCTTGAGATTCATCGATAAATGCTTCAGCACAAAGACGAGCAGTTATCTCGTTTTTAAGTTGAATATTTTCTTTAATTAAATCATTTGCTGTATTTTGCAATTCTTCGTTTGCTTCATAAAGATCATCAAGAATATTATATTTTTCTTCTGGAACATCAATGAAGGAGTTTTCAAACAATTCCTTTAGACCATACATAAAGTTTTCTGCAATTTCAGTACGAAGACCTCTTTCAATTGCAACTTTATTTTCTTCCATCCATTCCTGAATTACATATGCAAGGTATCCATCAACATGTTCAACTAAACTTGTTTGTTGAGCCTGCAATTGTTCTTGAATTATTTCTTTTGATGCTTCAACTATATTTTTTTCAATTATTGAAACTTTTTCATTAATTGCTGCTTCAAATATTGTTTTTGCTTTTTCTTTAAATTCTTCAGAAAGGTCTTCTCCATCAAAAAGACTTTGTAGGTAATCTTGATCGATTTCTGTTTCCGTGTCTTCTTTCATTGGTGCCTCAGTTTGTTGACCCCCAGCTGGTTTTAGAGTCTGTTGGTTTTTTGCTGCTAATTCTGGACTAGAGAGTGGTTCAGCAACCATTGCTCCCTTTCCAGTAGCGTCTTGATATAATCCTTTGTATTTGTCGTATGGGTTTTTTTCTGCCATTTTTTATTCTCCATATTGTTTAAAAGTATTTAGATAATTTAATATTTACACCCTTATTTTTGTCTATTAATCAATTAAATGTCTTGTGATATCATTATCTGCCCACAGTGGAGGAGTGTATGATTTCCATTTTCCTCCTGTTCTTTTGTCCAAAGAATCCATTGTGGATTGTTTGTGTCTTTCAATTTCACGGGCTCTGGAATGCAAATCTGGATTTATTTCATGTATTCCTTTAATTTGCATATGTAGAGTTACCATATTATTCCATGCTTTTTTTTGATTTTCATATTCTTTTAAATCTTCTTTATAGTTTGGACTGTCTATAGAGACAGGAACAGGTGGTTGTTGAGGAGCATTTCTCAGTATTGCAGTATAGTCATTAAATCTCATTCCTAAATGATCTGCATATTGCTGATGCAAACGAATTTCGTGCTCTCTTAATTCTTTTAAAAATAAATTATCTGCTTGGTTTGATGTCTTTCTGAGTTCATCTGTAACTACAGATGCTGCTTTTTTTGCTGCAGCTCCAATTCCTCTACCAGCAATTTTTGCCCCTTGTTCTATTTTTTCACCAGCAATTTCTTTACCTTTTTCTGCTATTTGACTAATATTTTGCAATTTTTGTCCAAGGGTATTTTCGATATTTGCATATCCCTTATATGCGTTTTCAAGTGCACCTTTGATATTTTTAACAGTTTTTGTAGCAAGTTGACCAACAGGGGTATATTTAAATCTTTTTATTGTACTTGATAATTTGGAATCTTCTGATTGTATACTTTTTACACCTAATTGTTCAGGACTATAAACTTTAAACTTTGATTTAGATTTAGATCTGGTAAGAAGGTTTCTTATATATTGACCAGCAGGAGTATATTTTAATCCTGACAGATTTATATAATCTATACTTTTTTTAGTTCTCCAAGGAAAATTTTCTCCTTGTGGTGTTTCTTCTGATGATTCTTTTGGTGCTACTTGCTTTGCATATTCTCCAAAAGATTCATTTAAAATTTTTGCACGAAGAAGTTGAGTATATGATTCATTCGACATTACAGTTTCCTTAAGAAGTCCGAAAATAATTTAATTGCAGTTTCTTCTAATTTTCTGTTTGGAGTTCTTTTTAATTGTTTTTGATAAATGGCAATATCTTTTTCAACTAATATTCCGTTATTCCAAATCCATTCTTTTCCTTCTAGAATTCCATCAACGAAAGCGTTTGGTGCGGATGGATCAGCAACAATGTCGATTGCTGCTAAAGTAAAATCCTCTTTTACATAGTTTACACCATTTCGTTTTTCAAGACTGCCCATTCCTCTAGAGGAAACTCCAAGTTTTGCCCCAGCATCTATTAAATTTTTAACAATTTTACCCATAGGAGTGTCAATTATTTTTGCCTCTCCTAAAATTTGTTTTCCATTTTCTTTTAAATTTGTAATCATGTGAGAGACACGATCAAGATTGACTGTAGGACCAGAAGGATGGTTTAGTTCACCAAGTGCTCTTCCTTTATTTACATACTCAGCAACATATCTTTTTGTTTCTTTAAACAAAATTTTTGCTTCATATATTCTACCATTTCTATTTTGGGTGTCGCTCTCCATCATGACACCTCTGAGTTTATATGTTTTAGATCCACTCTCGTTTGATTCAATAAGTGTTTCTAAATTTTCTACTGTTTCAGTTATAAGTTTCATGATAGATCTTTTCTTAATTTAGTATGCGTCTGGACCAGTATTTTTTGGATTAAATGATTTTTTAGAAACTGGAACATCCTCTTCTTCATCCTCTTCATCCTCTTCATCCTCTTCGTCGTCTTCATCGTCTTTTTCTTCTTCTTCAGCAAGAACATCTAATAGTTCATTTGCCAATTGAGTGATTTCTTCTTCAGTAAGTTCTTCACCAGTCTCTTCTTCAATCTCTTCTACAATTGCTTTTAATTCTTTTTCAAAATCTTCCATAACAATATTATCGTATTGTGAATCGACTGATTCATTTTTTGCTTCTTTTGCTGCTTTTTTCATTGGTTCTTTTTTATTTCCATCTTTGTCTAGATCAAGAAAATCTGGTTTTGATTTAGTTGCTTCATTAAAAATAGTTGGAGCATAGTTTACAAGTTTTTCTTCTAGTGCAGCACTCATTTT